ATGAGCAATTGCGGGATCGGTCTGGCTGAGCTTGAAGCGCACCTGTCGCGTTGGCCTGATGACGTCTTGCAGCGGCTGATGTCCGATTGGCAGGTCTGGGCGCGCGAGGAACAGCTGGCACCGGAAAACCGGGCTGACGGTCCTTGGCGGACCTGGTTGTTTCTCGGCGGCCGCGGGGCTGGCAAGACCCGAGCTGGCGCCGAATGGGTGCGCGCGCGCGCGCTGTCGGCTGGGATGCCCGATGCCGGACCGCAACGCATTGCGTTGGTCGGTGAAACCATCTGCGATGTCCAAGGCGTGATGGTGGAGGGATGTTCCGGATTGCTGGCCATCCACGGCGCGCATGATCAGCCTCGCTATGAAAGGTCGCGAAATCGGCTGGTCTGGCCGAACGGATCGGTGGCGCAGTTTTATTCCGCAGAGCGGCCGGACGGCCTGCGGGGGCCGCAATTTCACGCCGCCTGGTGTGATGAATTGGTCAAGTGGCGGCACGCGGAACGGACCTGGGATATGTTGCAATTCGGGCTCCGGCTCGGTGCGGCGCCACAAGCCGTGGTCACTTCGACGCCGCGGCCGCTGCCGCTGTTGAAACGATTGATCGACGATCCCGGTACGGAAATCACCAGGGCCTCAACGCGGTCCAACCAGGTTTATCTGTCGGATATGTTTATTGCTGAGATCGAGCGGCGCTACGCCGGTACAGTCCTCGGCCGACAGGAGCTCGATGGTGAAATCATCGAGGACGTGACAGGCGCACTGTGGCGTTCCGATTGGATCGATGAGGCGCGCGTCACGTCGATTTCGGGTCAGCGACGCACCGTGGTGGCCGTTGACCCACCGGTCACCGCGCATGCCCGGTCCGACGCCTGCGGCATCGTTGTTGCCGCGCTTGGAGCTGAGCGTCGCGGGTTCGTTCTGGCGGACCGGACGTTGCAGGGTCGTAGCCCTGACGTCTGGGCCCGCGCCGTGGCTGCGGCGTTCGCAGACTTTGAAGCCGACTGTGTGGTCGTTGAGGTCAATCAGGGTGGCGACCTGGTCGAACAGGTGCTGCGGCAGGTGGCCTCGGACCTGCCGATCCGGAAGGTGCGGGCAACGCGCGGCAAGTGGGTTCGCGCTGAGCCGATTGCTGCGCTCTATGCCGAAGGTCGCGTGTCTCACGTCGGCCGTCTCGACGACCTTGAAAAGCAGATGCTGCGGTTCGGTGCTGATGGCAGCCGTGCCGATGGCAGTCCTGACCGTGTCGACGCGCTCGTCTGGGCGTTGACGGAACTGATGCTTGCGCCCCCGGCGCAACCCTCCGTTAGAAGGATATGATGCATGGCGGGTTGGCTTAATCAGGTCTTTGGCAACGCGCGGCAAGGTGCCAGCGCAACGGGCGCAGGCCGGGCGGCGACCGCTGCGCCCGCGCACGGCGAGGCAAAAGGAGCTGTCCCGCTGGTGGCGTTGCAGTCCCCAACGGCGGCCTATTTCGGGCCGCGCACGTATCACGCTTTCGCCAGGGACGGCATGATGCGCAACGCCGTCGTCTACCGGTGTGTGCGACTGATCAGCGAGGCGGCGGCATCGGTTCCCTTGAGCGCCTACGACGGCAATAACGAGGTCGACACGCATCCGCTTCTCGACTTGATAGCGCGGCCAGCGCCCGGACTGACCGCAACCGACTTTCTGGAAAGCTGGTACGGTTATCTTCTCGTCTCGGGCAACGGATACATGCAGGCCGTTTCAGCGGACGGACTTGTCGGCCTCAATTTGTTGCGCCCCGATCGCGTTCGCATTGCCAGCGATGCGCAGGGTTGGCCGATCGGCTACGACTATACGGCTCAAGGTCAGACGCGCCGCATCACCGGCGAAGCCGTCCCCGGGGTGGCGCACGTATTGCACCTGCGCCTGTTCCATCCGGATAACGACCACTACGGTTTGTCGCCGCTGGAAGCGGCAGCCACGGCCGTGGATATTCACAATTGCGCCAGCCGCTGGAACAAGGCGCTGCTCGACAATGCGGCGCGGCCATCCGGTGCCCTTGTCTACAGCGCCGGCGATCACATGACGTCGGAGCAATTCGACCGTCTCAAGTCGGAACTGGCCGACAACTTCCAAGGCGCGCACAACGCCGGACGTCCTTTGCTCTTGGAAGGCGGGCTTGATTGGAAGGCCATGAGCATGAGCCCGCGCGACATGGATTTCATCGCCGCCAAGAATGCAGCCGCACGCGAGATCGCGCTGGCGCTGGGGGTGCCACCGATGCTGCTGGGCATTCCCGGCGACAACACCTACGCCAATTACCAGGAAGCCAATCGTACGTTTTGGCGGCAGACGGTTCTGCCGCTGGTCAATCGGACGGTGCGCGGCATTTCCCAATGGCTGGCACCGGCGTTTGCTTCGCCGGCCGAATTGCGCCCGGACCTTGACCGTGTGGAAGCCTTGAGCGTCGAGCGCGAGGCGCTCTGGCGGCGCATCGATGCAGCCAGTTTCCTCACACCTGACGAGAAACGTGAAGCGGTCGGCTATGGCCCGGCCGACGCCACGACCTCGCAGAGCTAAAGCCGGCCCGCGTCAAACACCAACATCAAGCCGATGTGAGCCGCACGCTGGAACGCACGCGGGTTGATGACTTGCGTCCTGCGAACTGAGTTTATCCTGTTACGGAGTTGGAGCATGAGCCAACGGCAATCGCCGCTGCTTGAGGCAGCCTGCGAGGTGAAATTCTGCGCGCTCGATCTGAAGGACGTGTCGTTGGACGGTACGTTTGAAGGATACGCCAGCTTGTTTGAGCGCGAGGATCTGGGCCGGGATGTTGTCCGGCGCGGCGCGTTTCGCCAATCGCTCAAGACGCGCCGTCCCGCAGGCGTCAAGATGCTGTTCCAGCATGATGCCGCACAGCCCATCGGTGTCTGGCAGCGGCTGTACGAGGACGCACGCGGTCTTTATGCGCGCGGCCGGTTGATGCCGGAGGTCGCGCGGGCCCGCGAGGTGTTATCGCTGATGCGCGCTGGCGCGGTTGACGGCCTATCGATCGGCTTTCGCGCCGTTGACGCCGTCCGTGATCGCAAGTCCGGCACGCGCTTCCTCCAGCGCATCGATCTTTGGGAAATTTCGGTCGTCACGTTTCCGATGCAGCCGGAAGCGCGCGTCACATCCGTCAAGGCCTGGCCGTTCACGGCAGCCGTGCCGACCGAACGGGAATTTGAACGCTGGCTCACGCAGGACGCTGGGTTCACGCGTTCGCAGGCCCGCGCCTTGATGCGCGATGGCCTGAAAGGGCTCGGTGCCTTGCGGGATGCGGGCACGGGTCTGCCGAACGAGCCCGAGCTCCGACGGCGAATCGAGGAGGCGGCCCGCCTGATCCGGGCCGCTCAAAAGGCCGACAACCTCTAAGCATCCACAAAAGGTCACAGCATGCCCTCCTTTCACACTCTTGAAAATAAGGCTGCGAACGGTTCCGTATCCGAAGCGTTCGAAGAATTCATGGAGGCTTTCGAGGCCTTCAAGGACACCAACGAGCAGCGGCTTTCCAAGATCGAACGCCGGTTTGGTGATGACGTGATCGCCACGGAAAAACTCGACCGCTTGAACAAGGCGCTCGACGAGCAGCGGCGCAACGTTGAAAGCCTCGTGCACAAGACCACGCGCGTTCCGATCGAAGGCGCCGCCTCGCATCAGTCCGTTGAACACAAGAGCGCCTTTGAGACCTACGTCCGCCGTGGGGCAGAGGGCGCTTTGCAGCAGTTGCAAGCCAAGTCGCTGTCGGTCGCCACCGACAGCGATGGCGGCTATCTGGTGCCAGCGGAAACGGAAACGGTGATCAACGCGTCTTTGCGAGACATCTCGCCGATCCGCGCCATCGCCGGCGTTCGTCAGGTGTCCAGTGCGGTCTACAAAAAGCCGTTCGCGACCTCCGGTGCGGAAACCGGCTGGGTTGGCGAAACGGCGCCACGTCCCGAAACCAACGCGCCGACGCTTGCCGAACTCTCGTTTCCGACGATGGAGCTTTATGCGATGCCCGCGGCGACGCAGACGTTGCTCGACGATGCCGCTGTCGACATCGACCAGTGGATCGCCGAGGAGGTTCGCGCCGCGTTCGCCGAGCAGGAAGGCACCGCGTTCGTCACCGGTGACGGGACCAATAAGCCGCGCGGCTTTCTCGACTATCCAACGGTGGCCAACGCGAGCTGGTCGTGGGGCAACATTGGAACGATTGCGACCGGCGTCTCTGGTGCCTTTCCAACCGACGCCGACCACGCACTGATCGACCTGGTTTACTCGCTCAAGTCGTCTTACCGGGCCAACGGCAGTTTCGTTATGAACCGTTCGACCCAGGCGGCGGTGCGCAAACTGAAGGATCAGGATGGCCACCACATCTGGCAGCCCTCAACGGTACCGGGCCAGCCGCCAACCTTGATGGGCTTCCCGGTTGTTGAAGCCGAAGACATGCCGGACATCGCGGCCGACGCCAACGCGGTTGCATTTGGCGACTTTCGCCGCGGCTACCTGATTGTCGATCGCGTCGGCATCCGCGTTCTGCGCGACCCGTTCTCGTCCAAACCGTACGTGTTGTTTTACACGACCAAGCGCGTAGGCGGCGGTGTGCAGGACTTCGACGCAATCAAACTGCTGCGTTTCGGCGCTTAAAGCAACATCCGATCTGACGGACACGCTTTCGCGAGTCGCAGATCGGATAAAGTCGCTCGAGATCAATAGAACAGAGCATTTTTTTAAGAACGCGCATTCGCGGCGCGTTGCGGACGTTACCCAAACCGCATCCGAAAATCCGCTGCCGCGACGGCAGAGGCGCGCTGCCGTTTGGCGCGCCTCTGCCGCTTGTCTTTCAAGCCACCAACCATGTGGCCGTTTCAACGTTCCGCCATCCCAAACGGAGTTGCGCAATGTCGCTTACGCTTACGGCGCCCCCCGCCGGAGAACCGTTGACGCTTGCCGAGGCCAAGGCGTTCCTGCGCATCGAGGAGACCGCCGAAGACACTTATGTGACCAGCCTCATTGCGACATCGCGTCAGCAGGTCGAGGCGGCTCTCGGGCTGGCGCTCATGGACCAGTCCTGGCGTTTGGTTGGTGACCCTGACGCGGCGGGATGCATCGGTCTGCCACGCCATCCGGTCAAGGTGGTGAGCGCAGTCTCTGACGTGGCCGAAGACGGGTCGCTGGCAGTCCTGGACCCTGAAGACTACCAGGCCGATTTGACCGGGCGGCCGGCGACTCTATCAGTCTTGGCCCCCCGGTCGAACGTGCACCGCGTTGCCATCGACTTCGATGCCGGGTTCGGACCTTTGCCAGACAACGTGCCAGGGCCAATTCGCCAGGCGCTACTCATGCTGGTGGCGCACTGGTTTGAAAATCGTGAGCCGGTCCTGGCCGGGTCATCTGCGGCTACGATCCCCGTCGGGATTTCGGACCTGCTCGCACCGTATCGACAGGTGCGGATATGACCCGCAACAGGATCGGCGGGATGCGCCAGCGGCTGTCGCTGGAACGTCCCGTGCGGACTGCGGCCGGCGGTGGTGCGGCTGACGTGGCATGGCAAACCGTTGCCACCGTTTTTGCTGAGCTGGTGCCGAGCAGCGCTCGTGAGACCTTTGACGCCGACCTCAAGTCCGCGCAGGTCACCCACAAGGTGCGCATGCGATATCGCCCCGACGTTGAGGCGGACATGCGTTTCACCGCGGGCGATCGCATCTTCGATATCCGCTCAGCCATCAATGAGGACGAGCGTGGCCGCTGGCTCATCTGCCTGTGCAGGGAGCAGCGCCCATGAAAGGTCAAGCGAAACCTCAAGCGAACCCTCAAGGTGCACACCGGTCGATGAACGCAGTGTTCGACCGCTTGCTTACACGGGTTGTTGCGCGTGCCCTGGCAAGCGCATCAGACCGGCATCGCCAATTGAAAAGCCGTCGCGACCGTCCCGGTCGAAGCCGGCGCCGCCCGTCACGTGAGGCCCGATCATGAGTACCGCATCCTGGCAGCTCCAGGTCGCGTTGCATGCGACCTTGATCCAAGACGCCGACCTGATGACCGGGCTCGGAGGCGCAAAGATCTACGACCATGTCCCGCGCGGCACTAAGCCGCCCTACGTCACGTTGGCGCAAACGACGGAACGCGACTGGTCGACCGGCGGAGCTGAAGGCAGCGAACACACGGTGACGCTCCATGTCTGGTCGCAGGCGTACGGACGCAAACAGGTGCAGAGCTTAATGGCCGCGATCCGCTCTGCTCTTCACGAAAACGAGGCTGCCATCACACTGAGCGGCAATGCGCTCATCACGTTGAGACACGAGTTGTCAGAGGTTCGCCGCGAGCCGGATGGCGACACGTTGCGCGGTCTTGTCCGGTTCCGCGCTGTTACAGAGCCAACGGGCTGACAACAACCGGCTTGTGGTCCGGTCCTGACACTTGCGTCCAGTTTTTGGGGTCCCGTTTCGACGGGCGCCGATGCAAGCGTCGATGACCAAAGCTGCACGAGCCGCGTCACAGACACTTCAACACCAACACTGAGGATCCGACGATGGCAGCGCAAAGGGGCCGCGATCTTTTGTTGAAGATCGACACTGATGGAACCGGAAATTTCATAACGGTCGCGGGGCTGAGAACGCGCTCGATCGCGTTCAACGCTGAGACCGTCGACATCACACATCAAGAGTCAGCCGGGCAATGGCGCGAACTTCTGTCAGGCGCTGGGATCCGCAATGCGCGAATTGCAGGCTCCGGCATCTTCAAGGACGCAGCCAGCGACGCACGTATTCGCCAGGTCTTTTTTGACGGGCAGCAGCCGGACTTTGAAATCGTGATCCCTGATTTCGGAACCCTGCAAGGCGCCTTTCAGATCGTGTCATTCGAATTGAGCGGCCGCCACGATGGCGAGATCGCGTTCGATCTGGCGCTGGAATCTGCCGGCCTCATCACGTTCACCGCATCCCCATCCTGATCGGAGACACAAACATGGCCAACAAGCACAGGGGCGAAATTGATGCCGTACTCGATGGCACAACCTACACGCTTTGCTTAACGCTAGGCGCACTGGCCGAGCTTGAAGGCGCTTTCGGCGACGAAGATATGCTGGCGCTGGCCGAACGGTTCTCAAGCGGGCGCCTGAAGGCGCGTGACGCGATCCGTATTCTCGGCGCCGGACTACGCGGCGCCGGTCATGAATTCTCCGATGACCAGGTCGCACGCATGCGGACTGATAACGCAGCCGCGGGCTTCGTGGCTGTCGTGGCAGAATTGCTTGCTGTGACATTTACAACTGGGCCGGAGCGGTCGGGCGCGCAGTCGAGCGGGATCAGCGATGGTCTCGGTGCGATGGCTGAGGAGGTCGCTGACACCGGCCCTTTCCCTGGGGCGACGTGATGGCGTTCGGGCTTGGCGTATTAAAACTCAGCCCGACGGCGTTCTGGCGGGCAACGCCGCGTGAATTGTCCGCCGCGGCCGCCGCGATGATGCCGTCCGGTCATGTGTCTGCGCCAAGCCGAAGTCGCCTGAGCGCGCTCATGCAGCAATTTCCCGACACGCCCGCACGAGTGAAGCCGCAGAATCCGCACGACCCGATCACATGACAGCCTGATCACGTGGACGACAAACAGGACCCACTGGCAATACGATAGACCGCAAGGGTGAGACGTAATGGACGATTTTGAAGATACCTACACCGTCGAGGTGCAGGCCGACACGACCGGCTTACGCAAGGAGCTAAAGTCGGCGCGAAGCCTGGGCGACTCGTTTGCTAAATCGATGACGCGCGCGTTTTCCGATCTGGTGGTCAAGGGTAAAGACCTCGGCGAGACGTTTCGCTCGCTGGCGCTGAGATTATCCGAACTCGCGCTGAAGGCCGCGCTCAAGCCGTTGGAGAATTTGTTTTCCGGGGCGGTGTCATCGCTGGTGTCCGGCGTCCTGCCGTTTGCCAACGGCGGCGTTATCAATCGCGGTTTGCCTGTCCCGTTTGCGCAAGGCGGTGTTGTTGCCAGTCCGACGACGTTTGCGCTTGCGGGCGGCCGCACGGGGCTGATGGGTGAACGCGGTCCTGAGGCGATCATGCCGTTAGCCCGCGGAGCCGATGGACGTCTGGGCGTGCGTGCGGCACCGGGCGCAGGAAGGGCGGTGACGGTCAACTTCAACGTGACGTCGCCAGATGCGGAAAGTTTCCGCCGCTCAGAAACGCAGATGGCCGCAGTCCTGGCTCGCGTCGTTTCGCAAGGCAACCGCAATTTGTAACCAAAATGGCCCGCATTGGCTCAGGAGTGTTCGCCATGAGCTTTCACGAGATCCGGTTTCCAACGGCCATATCGCTTGGCGCCCAAGGGGGACCGGAGCGACGGACGGATATCGTCGTTCTGGGGTCGGGGCACGAGGAACGCAATGCGCGGTGGGCGGATTCGCGTCGGCGCTACAACGCTGGATACGGGCTGCGCTCGCTCGATGACTTGCACACCGTCGTCGCATTCTTCGAAGCCCGCCGTGGTCGGCTTTACGGCTTCCGGTGGCGCGACCCGATGGACTGGAAATCCGCTCCGCCCCAACATGACACATCGCCGTTTGATGTTGAACTCGGGATCGGGGACGCCGCGACGGATACATTTCAACTCATCAAGCCCTACACCGATGCGTCTGGTGCCTGGTCACGCCAGATTGTCAAGCCTGTGGCCGGATCGGTGCAGGTGGCCGTGGATGGCGTGGAACGCACCGAAGGCAGCGATTTTTCGGTGAACGACACGCTGGGGCAGATCGAATTTGCGAGCGGCCAGGTGCCCTCGGTCGGCGCAATTGTCACCGCCGGTTTTCAATTCGATGTGCCGGTGCGCTTCGATACCGATGCTTTGGAAGTCTCGCTTGCCGGGATCGGACATGGCGCGATCCCAAACATTCCAATCGTGGAAATCCGGCTATGAAAGTCCTGCCAACTGGTCTGCGCGAACACCTTGATAGCGGCACCACGACGCTGTGTTGGTGCTGGCGTCTGTCACGGCGCGATGGCGTCGTGCTCGGCTTTACCGACCATGACCGCGACGTGGTGTTTGATGACACAACCTTTGAAGCTGACAGCGGCATGTCGGCCAGCGAGATCCAAGACACCGCTGGTCTGAACGTGGACAACCTGGAAATCGACGGTGCGGTTACGTCTGAGCGGCTCGCACAGGACGACTTGGCCGCAGGCCTGTACGACGACGCATCCGTCGAAGTCTTCCGCGTCAACTGGTCGAACACGGATCAACGTGTTCTTATGAGGTCCGGCAGCCTGGGCGAGGTGAAACGCGGCCCGTCGGCCTTTGCCGCCGAGGTTCGTGGCCTGACGCACTATCTTCAGCAAACACGTGGACGCCTGTTCCAATACACCTGCGACGCCCAGCTTGGCGATGCCCGCTGCGGTGTGGACCTGCAAGCGCCGCCGTTGACAGCATCGGTCACGGTCGAAAGCAGTCTTGAGCCAAACATGCTCGTCGTATCCGGACTTGACGGGGTTGCGACCGGGTTTTTCTCGCACGGAACGCTCACGTTTGAAACTGGCCAGAACCACGGTCAAACCCTGGAGATCAAGGATCAGCGTCAGCAAGGTCCGCTGACCCGCATCACGGTGTGGACGACGCCGGCCTATCCCGTGGCCCCATTGGACGCCGCCGTGGTGCGCGCGGGCTGCGACAAAACCCTTGCGACCTGCCGCAGCAAGTTTGCCAATGCGGTGAACTTTAGAGGGTTTGCCTTCATGCCGGGCACGGACTTGCTGACCCGCATCGCTGGTCCGCGCTGAGCCGACCGACGGCGAACCAAATCAAGAGGCAAAGCCATGGCTAACGACCGTGTGATTGCGCGCGGCGAAATTGTCGCGTGCGCGCGTGCCTGGATCGGCACGCCGTATCATCATCAGGCCAGCGTGCGCGGTGTCGGGGTCGATTGTCTGGGAGTTGTTCGCGGCGTATGGCGCGAGCTTTACGGCGAGGATGCGGAGACACCGCCGCCCTATTCGCGCGACTGGGCAGAGCGGTATGGGCAAGAAACGCTGATTGATGCGGCCCGGCGTCATCTCAAGGTTGCGCCGCGGGCGGAGCCAGAGCCCGGCGATGTGGTCGTGTTCCGCTACCGGCGGCACCTTCCAGCTAAGCATGTTGGCATCGCCACCGGTGCCAGCAGCTTTATTCACGCAATCGAAACGGCGCCGGTCGCTGAGGTCGCAATCACCGATTGGTGGCGGCGTCGGATTGCAGCCGTTTTCAGCTTTCCTGGAGTCTCGACATAATGGCGACGCTAGCACTAGCAGCGGCCGGCGCCGCGGTCGGTTCTTCGCTGCTGCCTGCGGGCATCTCCGTGTTCGGCGCAACGCTGACCGGCGGCGCAATCGGAGCTCAGATCGGGGCGTTGGGC